ATAGAAACCCCGCATCTGGGGGGATACTCTTACGGTTCAGCGGTTGCTGGTTGGGCCAAAGAAAATTTGCAACTCGATCTAATGCCGTGGCAGGTGAACGCGTTGTCGGGTCAACTTGTGCACGATCATCAGGGTCGTTTGGTGTTTCGTGAGTCTCTTGTCAGTACCGCAAGACAACAAGGTAAATCGGTGGCGCTTAGGGCGCTTATCGGGTGGTGGCTAACCGAATACACCGCGACGGTTGGAGCTTCACAAACGGTGTTGTCGGTGGCTAACAAACTTGACCGCGCCGAGGCGATCTTTAATGATTTGGCGTTCATGTTGCGTGACCGCTACGACGGAAAGTTGTTGCAGGCGATTGGCCGTAAATCTGTGACGTTGCCAAATGGGTCGCGGTGGGAAATCCGTGCGGCGTCACCGTCGCTTCACGGCGGGTCATACGATCTCATTGTGGTCGATGAGCTGTGGAACATCAGCGCCGCGGTGTTAGACGACGCTCTACGGCCGTCACAAATTGCGCGGCCTAACCCTTTGTTGTCTATGTGGTCAACCGCTGGCGACGAAGGGTCGACGTCGATGATCCAATACCGGGAAAACGCGTTAGCAGAAATAGATCGCGGTGAACGGTCGTACTCGTATTTTGCTGAATGGTCAATGCCGCCTAATTGTGATCCCCGCGACGAAGCATCGTGGGCGTGGGCTAACCCGGCGCTCGGTCGCACGGTGACATACCAAGCGTTACGGGTGGCATCGAAAAAAGACTCGTTTGCTAGGGCGCATCTCAATTTGTGGCAGGCGTCGCGGGGTGCGTGGCTAGCGCCCCATGAATGGGACGACTGGAAAACCACCGATCCGATGCCGGGTGGCGGGGTGCTTGCGGTTGACTCATCGGTTGACGATGCCAGGTATGTAGGGGTGCGATCCACCGTGAAAGACGGGCGCATACATACCTACGCCGAGTTTGTTGTCGACAACGAGGACGCTATGTGGGCAGAAATTGACCGGGTACTCACCGATAAAACGGTGCGGCTAGCGATCACGCCAACATTGGAAATACATTTACCTACCCGGTATTCGTCGCGGTACACACTTGTCGGCTACGGCGAGCTATTGAAATACACGTCGTTAGCGCGGGCCATGATCCTCGAAGGCAAGGTTGCGCACTACGAACAACGCAACCTCGACGAACACATGTACCGAGCGGTCATGAAAAAAACCGCGCAAGGCGCCGTGTTGTCGTCGCAAGCATCACCCGGGCCGATCGAATTGGCGCGCTGTTCGGTGTGGGCTATCGCGTTAGTGTCACGCCCGGTTAATTCTCAAAAACCCGTGTTCGTTGTCGCAAAGTAACGTAATCTGTGGTAGGCGTCTGCCTATGATCGTCGGGACATAGGTAGCCGCCACTAATCGAGGAACAATGGCAATCTTTACCCGCAAAGAAACAAAAGCGCAGATAGCAGCACCGCCAGTAGGAAAAGCAGCCGCAGCCGGTACGGGTTTTGTGTCCAGTTTTGCGACGTCAATGGTCGGCCAGTATTACACCTACCAAGAAGGCGAAGCACGAAATCGCGCTATGCAAGTACCCGCGATTAGTCGCGCCCGTGATCTACATGCGTCGGTTATTTCGGCTATGCCGCTGAAAATGTACCGCGAGTTCTGGAATGAAACCGAACGCGAAATGGAAGATGAGTATTTAGCGCCGCGATCGTGGCTACGCCGACCCGATCCACAAATACCTTACGAGACGCTTATGGCGTGGACGTTTGACGACTTGTTTTTCTTTGGTCGCGCGTTTTGGTACATCACTAGCCGCACAGCTGACGGTTTCCCGGCATCGTTCACGCGTTTGCCGTCCGGGTCAATCACCACCGAGGATCAGGTAGGCCCGGTGTGGTTCGCACCGTCAAACGAGGTCTATTTTCAGGGCGGCCGATTGGACTCAACAAATCTTGTGCAATTCATTAGTCCGCTACAAGGCGTCATTTATTCGAGTGAGCAAGCGATTTTGACCGCGCTGAAAATCGAGGACGCACGATACAGAAACGCCAACACCGCTATCCCGTCGGGCATTTTGAAGCAGACCGGTGGCGAACCGCTATCGGCGCAAGAGTTAGCCGATCTCGCCGCCGCGTTTAATGCGGCACGTCAAACTAATCAGACAGCAGCTTTAAACGAATACTTGTCGTACGAGGCCACGACCGCGACACCGGACAAGATGCTACTGATTGAGTCGGCGCAATTCTCGGCGCTACAAATGGCACAAATCTGCAACATACCGCCTTACCTTTTGGGCGTACCAACCGGGTCATACGCCTACACAAACTCACGCGAGTCCCGCTGGGATTTATGGCTCTACGGCACTAAAACCTACGCCGAGTGCATCACGTCAACCCTCTCGGGTAACAACGTGCTACCAAACGGCACCTACGTCGAGTTTGACACCGACGAATACTTAGGCGAGATCGACGACGCCGACATGAACCGCAACATGGACATCACCGAAACACCCGACACCGACCAAGAAAGCCGAGCATGATCCGCTTTACAGCTAACAACGTCACCGTCGACGCAGCCGCCGGAGACACACCAAGCCGCACCATCACCGGGATCGCGGTGCCCTACAACGAAACCGCGGTCGTATCCGACGGCCAAAAGGTACGTTTCAACGCTGGCGCGTTACCCGTTGACGGTAAAGCACCAAAACTGTTCATGTACCACGACTCATCGCAACCCGTCGGCCTTGTCACCGAACGCGTCGACACTTCCGACGGCATGTTGTTCAGCGCCAAGATCAGCGCCACCGCAGCCGGTGACGAAGCATTGACGTTGGCATTAGATGGCGTACTCGACTCCGTGTCGGTCGGCGTCAACCCAACCGCGTTCACATACGACGATGACGGCACCATGATCGTCAGCAAAGCCGAATGGTTAGAGCTTTCGCTTGTCCCCATTCCGGCCTATCAAGGTGCTATTATCACCGATGTAGCCGCAAGCGCCACAACTCCCGACGACACAACCGAACCCACGCCAACCGTCGAGGAGACAACACAAGTGGACACCAACCCAATCGAAACAGTCGTCGAGGCCGCGGCAATTCCAACCGCACCACTTCCCGCACAGCCAAAGCGTCAATTCGCTATGCCATCAGCAGCCGAATATTTGGCGGCGTATCACATCGGCGGCGACACATTCCGCAAAGTGAACGAAGCATTTGTTGAAGCAGCGAAATCACAACAGACAGCGTTGCAAGCAGCAGCAGGTGACGTACTCACCACCGATACACCCGGTTTGTTGCCCGTGCCAGTTCTTGGCCCTGTGTTTGACGATCTCAACTACATCAGGCCAGTAGTTTCAGCTGTTGGCGCTCGTGCATACCCTGACGGTGGCGCAAGCAAAACGTTTATTCGCCCAACATGGACAACGCACCCAACGGTTGCAACACAATCACCGACAGAATTGTCGCCAGTATCGGCAACAACACCGGTCATTGCATCAAACGTCGTGAGTAAGGTCACCCTTGCGGGACAGGTCACGCTGTCCGCACAAGACATGGATTTCACTAGCCCGGGTGCGATGGATATCATCTTGCGCGATCTTGCTGGTCAGTATTTGATCCAGTCAGACAACTATTGCGCGGATCAAATCGTTGCACAAGGCGCAGTGTCCGGTGTGACGTGGACAGTCGCACCAAACGACCCAACCGATCTCATCGACTCGTTGTATGACGTCGCAGAAGGCATTTTGTCAGCCACGCGTTTCTTACCCGATCATTTGTTTGTTAGCGCCGACGTATGGAAAAAATTGTCGACACAGCTCGACGCCGACAAGCGCCCAATTTTCCCATACGCAGCCGTCGCAGGACTCATGGGTGTTAACGGCATGGGAACACAAAACATCACCAGCTACAACACATTGAACCCGCTTGGTCTGAACCTTGTTGTAGACGCAAACTTTGCGTCAGGCACAATGGTTCTCGCACGCGGATCAGCAATCGAGTTCTACGAGCAAATCCGCGGCATTATGTCAGTCGAAGTTCCGTCAACACTTGGACGCACGTTCTCCTACTACGGATACGTTTCAACGTTCATCGCTGACGCAACAATGGCTTCACGCATCGCAGTCGCTTAACAACGAATAGAGGTTTGCTATGGCGGTGTACACCGTTATTGCACATCAAAGGCTCGACGACTACGCCGTTGTACAAACCTTGACCGACACACCGATTGAACCCGGCCAGTCAATCACGCTGGCCGGGCTTGGTCACGGTCTCAACGGCACACATACCGTGTTGTTCTGCCCGCAATACCGTTTTATAGGTGTTGACTCGGACGGCGAATGGTTATACGACTATTCAATTGCTGAACAAAACCAATTACTGTTTTACGACGCCGGTGACGATCTCGATTGGTCAACCGCTGTACCAACCGGAACGCTGACATGGACACAAACGGTTACATGGACAACGCACACCGACATCGCAACCTATCTCGGGATTACTGTTGCAACTGCTGGTGAAACAACGTTTTTGACGTCATGCGCGGCAGCAGCCAACGAGTTCATTTACCGTCGACGTATCGAAGCGGGCTATCTGCAAGAGTCATTGACAACAGCGCCAAGCAACGACGTCAAACTCGGCACGATCATGTACGGCGCAGCTCTTTACCGGCAACGTGGCTCAATTGACACGTTCGCAGGGTTTGACGGTATGAGTACCGCAACTATCACCGGTCTATCACCGATGATTAAACAACTTTGCGGCATTGACCGCCCACAGGTTGCCTGATGTCGTGGCCCGACCTGTTTAACGAAGGCATCGACGACCTAGCGACCACACTCGCAACGATCTCCGGGCTACGCGTTGTCACTAACCCCAAAGACATCAACCCGCCTTGTGTGTTCATTAACGCGCCGTCAATAGACGCATGGAACTACAACATAGCCAAAATGGAAGTCCCGGTCGACGTGGTAACACTTGGCCCGGCCTCGCTTGACGCCCTACGGGACATACTGGCGATCGTTGCCAAGTTGCTAGCCAAAAACGTCGCAGTAACGTCAGCCACCCCCGCAGTTTTTGAAGTGGGTTCACAGTCCTACGCGTCTTACCGTGTTACAATCCCCATGCAGGTACAAACATCATGAACGAATACGAAATTATTTCAGAGCGTTGCGGCGAACCCGGCACAATCTTTAAACCCGCCCCGGGTGTCAATCTTGACGCGTTAATCCAATACGGTTTTATTAAACCGAAATCCAAAACCAAAAAAACCACCGAGGAAGTGAGCGACAATGGCTAGCTCGTATTATCTGTCAAACCCCGTCGTGACCGTCAACTCGGTTGCGTTAACCGATCAAGTGACCGCCGCGTCGTTCATGCGTCGATACGATCAACTTGAATCAACATCGTTTGGCGATACTGACCGCAAGTTCACAAAAGGGTTAGAAAACAACGAACTAACCCTGACGATGTACATGTCATACGCATCATCCGAAACTTACGCCACACTTGCTGGCCTTGTCGGCACCACCACCACCGTACGAGTTCAACCCGCAGCGCCACCAGACTCAGCCACCAACCCCGGTTTTATTTTGACGGGTGCATTCCTTGCTGAACTGCCAGTCATTAACGCCACTATGGGCGAACTTTCTACAATCGACGTCACGTTTGTCGGCGGGGTTTTTTCCGTCGACGTTACCCCATAAGGAACACAGATCATGGCAACTTCCACCTATCTCGCCGCCGCAAGCGTTGTTATCAACTCGACGCTTGATTTTTCGGATCAAGTGCAATCAGTGACATTTACTCGACGAGTTGACCAATTAGAAGGTACAGCTATGGGCGACACCGCCCGAAAGTTCGTATCGGGTTTGGGCAACAGCGAGTGCACAATTACGATGTACATGTCATACGCGGCATCAGAAACGTACGCCGATCTCAAAGACCTAGTAGGTACTACATGCACTCTCGTTGTTAAACCAACATCAGCTGCAGCATCAGGCACAAACCCCGGTTTTACATTGACTGGCACGTTCCTCGCTGAACTACCGGTCATCAACGCTACTATGGGCGAATTGTCAACTATTGACGTCACGTTCACAGGCGGCGCATACAGCGCTACCGTTTAACACAAACCTTTACCCGGCGAAAGGCCCAACATGAAATTAACCTTACGCGTAGACATTGGAGACGGTGCCTACGAAATTGACACAAACCTTGCCGTTATTGTGGCATGGGAACGCAAATACCGCCGCAAGGCAAGCGATCTTGCACAAGGTATCGGCATGGAAGACCTTGCCTACCTTGCTTATGAAGCAAGCAAACGAAACAAGATCGTCGTCCCAGCCGAGTTTGACAAGTTCATCGACAAACTCATAACACTTGAAGTAGTTAGCGAGGAACCCGAAAACCCTACCGAGCAGGCACCTACCGACACGGACTAGCATCGCTGTTAGTTGCTCTCGGTTGGTGGCCGCATGAGATAGAGTTCACTACTGACGACCTAGCCACGGTCACAAAGATTTTGAACGACCAACGAAAGCGACTCCGATGAAAAGCACAATGCAGGTGCAAGGCATCAAAGAAACGCTACGCGAAATTCAAAAACTTGACCCAAAATTACGCCGTCAAATTACTAAAGAGTTGAAAAAAATTGGT